TCATTCTTGGCTGGAAGAACATCATTTTCAGGAACTTTAGAAATGAACTATGATGAAACTGATTCACCACAACAAACTTTAACAGTAGGAAGTTCTATATCTTTTGTTTTATTACCTGAGGGTAATTCATCAGGAGATGAAAGTTTTACTGGTACAGGGATTGTTACTGGAATGTCTGTAAATAATGCTATGGACGCAGTAATTACTAGATCAGTTACTTTTCAAGGAACAGGTGATTTAACTAGAGGAACTGTCTAATATTAATTTATGTCAGTTATAGATAGAGCAAAGTCTCATTTTGAGAATTTAGGCACACAATCTATTGAAGTGCCTGAATGGAAAGATGATGATGGAAAGCCAACAGTTCTTTATTGGAATCCAATAACACTATCTGAGAAAAACAAATTATTTAAAAAATCTGACAATTTAACTGATGTCAGTATTTTAGCAGATATACTTTTAATGAAAGCTTTAGATAAAGATGGAAATAAAGTTTTTAAATTAGAAGATAAATTACCTCTTATGCACAAAGTAGATTCTGATATTCTTTCAAGAATTGCAACTGCTATGGTTCAGGCAATCACACCTGACGAGGTAAAAAAAAACTAAAATCTACACCTGAAATTAAAAATTTACTTGTAATCGCAGATAGGTTAAAAATATCTATTACCGAACTTTTAAAAATGGAAGTTTGGGAGTATAATCATTGGCTTGGGTATTTATTACTTGAACAAGAAGAACAACAAGAACAATTAAGAAAAGCAAGGCATAAGTAATGGCACAAAATTTAGTTTTAAATATTTTAGCAAAAGATAAAACAAGACAAGCATTATCAGGAGTTCAAGCTTCATTAACAAGACTAAGATCATCAATATTTTCTATTCAATCAGCATTAATAGGTATTGGTGGTGGATTTATTATTAGATCATTTACAAATGTTGGTAGAGAAGTAGAAGAATTAGGTGTAAGATTTAATTTTTTATTTGGTTCTGTCAATGAGGGTAAAAAAGCTTTTGACGCACTTGTCAAATTTGCTGGTAAAGTTCCTTTTACATTACAAGAAATCGCAACAGCTTCAGGAAACTTAGCAGTTATATCAAAAGATGCACAAGCACTAGCACAAAATTTAAAAATAGTAGGTAATGTTTCGGCAGTTACAGGTTTAGATTTTAGAACAACAGCAGAACAAATACAAAGATCATTTGCTGGTGGTATATCTGCGGCAGATATATTTAGAGAAAGAGGTGTAAGAGCATTATTAGGATTTCAAGCTGGTGCAACAGTATCAGTAGAAGAAACAATTAAAAGATTTGAAGAAGTTTTTGGAGAAAATGGAAGATTTGGTAGAGCAACAGAAGTTTTAGCAACTACTTTTACAGGAACTTTATCAATGATAAACGACAAAATATTCCAATTCAAATTAGGTGTAAATGAAGCTGGTTTTTTTGATTTTATAAAAGGTGGTTTAGCAACAGTTAATGATCTATTAGAAGAAAACGAAGAACAATTAAGAAATTTTGCTGGAACAGTTGGTAAAAATTTTGTTGAGATTATAAAACAAATTTTACTAGGTTTTAATGAAGTTTTTAACACAGTTAAAGGTGTGTTTAAAATTATTGCAGTTGGTATATCAGGAACTATTGATCTAATAAAAGTTTTACCAGCTGGTGTCAGAGAATTTGGTATATTAGGATTTTTACTTCTAGGTAGGAGAGGTAAATTTATTGTTTTAGCATTAGGTGGAATAATAAAAAAACTTGGTATTGATCTTGAAGAAGTTGCAAAGAAAATGGGTTTATCGAGTGGTGAAGCAGATGATTTTAAAAAAGAACTTTCATTTGCAGAAAAATTTATAAAATCTATTGAAGAATCAGTTATAAAAAACACAACTGAACTAGCTAAAATGAATGCTGAAATAGCAAAAGCTAAGGCAGAAGCTGAAGCAACAAAAACAAAATTTGGTGAGATAGCTGGAACTATAAAAGGAAATATAAACAAGCCACTTAAAGATTTAACAGACATATCTAAACAAGTTACTTTAGTTTTAGAAAAAGGTATAAAAGGTTTTTCACAAGGTATAGCTGAATCTATTGTTTTAGGTAAAGAACTTAAAGCTACATTCCAATCTTTAGCACAAACTTTAATTACACAAGTTTTAGCAACCATGATTGAAATAGTTGCTAGAAAAACAGTTGAACTTGCATTAGAAAAAGCAATATCAAAACAAAAACAGATACAAGCAGTTTTTTCAAAAGTAAGTGGATTTTTAGGTGGATTCAATATTCCTTTCTTTGGAAAACAATCAGGTGGTGCAGTATCAAAAGGACAACCAACTATTGTAGGTGAAAGAGGTGCAGAATTATTTATACCAAACCAAACAGGACAGATTACACAATCAGCTAGAGGAACAGGTGGGAGTCCTGTAAATGTTAATTTTGCAATTACAACTTTAGATGCAACAGGATTTCAAGATATGTTAATTCAAAATAGAGGAACAATATCAAACATAATTAATCAAGCTGTGAATGAAAGAGGAGAAAATAATTTAGTATAATGAGTGGTGCTTTTCCTATATCAAATGCAAAGTTTTCAACAATGGGCATCAAGTCTATTCAAAACACTATTATCTCGAAATCAGATAGTGGTAAAAAATTGGCAAGACAAATTGACGGACAAAGATTTGCTTTTACAGCAGAAATAATTACTGCAAAGAGATCAGATGTTTATGGTGAGTTAATGGCATTTATTATTAAACAAAGATCAGGTAAAGAAAATTTTACAATTATCCCACCTGAGATTGAAGATGCTAGAGGTTCTGAAACAGGAACAGTTTTAGTCAATGGAGTTCACGCAGTTGGTGATACAACAATAGCAATGGACGCATTTGCTAGTGATGGTGCTGGGCGATTTAAGACGGGAGACTTTATTAAGTTCGCCTCGCACAACAAAGTATATATGGTTGTTGCAGATGTTACTTCAAGTTCAAATGCCGCTACTGTTACGATTGAACCACCACTTACAAATGCTTTAGCTGATAATTCAGAAGTAACTTATGACAATGTTCCTTTTACTGTATTTTTAACAAATGATATTCAAGAGTTTGGAGCAGTAGGTGCAGACAAAGATGGCAGTTTATTATATAAATTTCAATTAGATGTTGAGGAAGCTTTGTAATGAAATACTTAGTAAGACATTGGATTAATGTTGATATGATAGCTGAAGAAGTGATTGACGGAGATGGTGTAGATTTAAAAACAAATAATATAGGAAAACACGAAGAACCATCTGATAAAGCAAGTTATATCGTGTCGGATTATATAAAAGTAAAAAGGAGAACAATAGAAGATTATGACGAGAAGTCTGACGACAGCGATAAAAAACGAATTAGCGACTAATGATCTTAGACCAATTCATCTTATTACAATCGGTTTTAGTAGCCCTGTCAATATTACTGATTGTTCATTTCCTTTAACAAGTTCTGTTTCAGGTTCTAGTGTTACTTACGCATCATCAAGTTTTGTGATGGGTATATCTAATTTTTCAGAAGAAGTTGATATTACAAAAACTACATTGAATCTTGGGTTATCAGGTGCAGATCAAACTTTTATTTCTACTGCATTAAACGAAAATGTAGTCAATGATTCAGTAACAATTCATAGAGGATTTTTAGATGACTCTAATGCTTTAATAGCAGATCCATTCTTACTTTATAAAGGCACAATAGATACTTTTGAAATATCTGAAAAAGGTTCAGATAGTAATATTATATTTAAGATCGTATCTCATTGGGCAGACTTTGATAAACTTAATGGTAGAAAAACAAACAATACATCTCAACAAAGATTTTTTAATACAGATGTTGGAATGGATTTTTCAAGTCAAACTGTTCAAGATATAAAATGGGGCAGAGCATAGTGGAACAGATAATAAAACTATTTCAAACTTTTGATAAATATAAAGATAACTCGTATAAAGAATTATATTATCACATTTTACCATCAATAAATTTAGATCAATACAAAATTTTTAAAGACGAAAAAGGATTATATGGTTTTGTTAATTGGGCAAAGTTAAGCAATAAAGACGAAGATCAATATAGTCAAACAGGACTATTATATAAAAATCAATGGAATACAGGTAAAAATATTTGGTTGTATGATATTGTAATTATTAGAAAAGCAAAAGAAGTAATGAGATGGGTTTATAATTATTTCAAAGGATATTTAGAAACTAATCAATCAATTAATTGGTTAAGATTAGATAAAAATAATAACATTTATAGAGTTGGTAAAAAATACAAAAGGGAGTTTCATAATTAAATGGGTGGTGCAGTAAAAAAGATAATTGAGTTTCCAATAAAAGTTGTAAGTAAAGCTTTGTCTTGGCTTATGCCTCAACCTGAAATTCCTGAGTTTGGAGAAACAGATTTTGATTCTTTTGAAAAGGGTATTTTATTAAACAAACAATCTAATGATGCAAATATTCCTGTCGTCTATGGAGAGAGATTACTTGGTGGTGTAAGAGTTTTTTTAGAAACATCAGGAACAGACAACGAGTTTTTATATATGGCATTAGTTCTTTGTGAGGGAGAAATCAACTCGATAGAACAGATCAGAGTAGATGACAAAGTGGTAACATTTGATGGTGCATTTGCAGACAACACACAAAGATCAGTTGCTAGTTCAGATAGTAATTTTTACAAAGATGCTGTTTCATATATTACCATAGAACCACATCTAGGTTCTGATAGTCAAAGTGCATCTAACTTACTTTCAACATTATCAAGCTGGGGAAGTAATCATAAATTATCAGGTCTTGCATATTTAGCTTTAAAGTTCAAATGGAATCAAGATATTTTTGGAGGCATACCAAAAGTACAAGCTAAAATAAAAGGTAAAAAAGTTGTAACTTTAGCTTCTGATTTATCTGAATCATCTCCTACATTTTCTGCAAATCCAGCTTTTTGCTTATTAGATTATTTAAGAAATGAAAGATATGGAAAAGGTATTGCTACAAGTGATATTGATTTACAAAGTTTTAGAGATGCTTCACAAGTTTGTATCACACAGGTTACACCCTTTTCAGGTGGTAGTGATATAAATTTATTTGATTGTAATGCTGTATTAGATACATCAAAAAAGATTATAGAAAACACAAGAATATTACTGAGAGGTTGTAGAGGGTTTTTACCATACACATCAGGTAAATATAAATTAGTTATTGAAACAACAGGTTCAGCTTCTATTACACTTACGGAAGATGATATATTTGGTGGTTTTAGTTTAGCAAGTGAAGATAAAAATAATAAATATAATAGAGTTATAGTTTCTTTTGTTAATCCTGATCGAAACTTTCAAGTAGATGAAGTTCAGTTTCCACCAATAGATGACTCAGGTTTAGCAAGTGCAGACCAACA